ACAACGTGGCTTGTCTTGTCGAACTGATGACAGATTGTGATTGGAGTTAATGATGAAATTATTTCACTTAATTGGAATATTGAATAAAAATTTTGGTAGTGTTTGTTCTGATATGGTTTTGTCTTTTTTCTTAAAACAAGAAATAGAAAAAAAAGAAGCGGAACTCAATGATTTAAAAATTTTTTTAGAGAGTGTAGATAACAACAGAAAAAAATTAACAAAATCATGGAAAAGTTCTAATGAATCCGTTTGACTTCGTAACCGATATCAATCTGGGCAAGAAAGATATCATCACCAACTCTGACAATCCAGAACTAGCAGAGAGGACATATAACCCTTATCTAACTAACAAGTCACTTTCATACTTCCCTGATACAGTTCAGTATGCCAATCTGATGAATATGCACAGTGACCTAGACCATATCATGCAATACTCGTTTCTACTAAATATCGTCAGGAAGCGGAAGCGTTTCTCTAAATGGCACAAAGCCACTGATGATGAGGACTTACAAGCAGTCATTGACTATTATGGTTATTCAGTCAAAAAAGCGAAGGAAGCACTCAAAATTCTTGGTAATGAACAATTGGTATCAATAAAAGAAAAAATGAGTAAAGGTGGTATGAAATGACTGATTTAACAACAATGATTGAAGTGCATCTGAAAAACGAAGATGACTTCCTCAAAGTAAAAGAAACGCTGACCCGTATTGGCGTTGCCTCTCGCAAAGATCATAAGCTATATCAATCCTGTCACATTCTACACAAGCAGGGTCGGTACTTTATTGTTCACTTCAAAGAACTCTTTGCGCTTGATGGCAAACCCTCTGACTTCAACGAGAATGAAGCAGACATTGCTAGACGTAACACTATTGCTAATCTATTAGAGCAGTGGGATCTAGTTACTCTAGTCGATTCAACAAAGACAGCAGAGCCTGTAGCACCGTTGAATCAAATTAAAATTCTACCCTATAAAGAAAAGAACGATTGGGAACTTGTAGCAAAATATAGTATTGGAAGGAAAAAGTAATGTATGGTGATGTAACTGGTGAAGATGAAGATAAAACAACTGAATATCGCACTCGTAATATGCTGTTAGAAGCAAGCGAGGCACACTTCAATGCACATATTCAGAAGCATCGTGCAAACATCGAAGTGCTTCTGCGTCACACTGTCGGTCTAGCAGAGCATCCTGATATCATGGATACGATTGAGAAGGAGCTTGAGATCATGGCAGAATATGACGATAAATTAGAAATGTTGAAAAAATATTTCTAAAAAGTACTTGACATATAATATAAGATGCATTATATTATATAAGAATGATTATGAAACTATAAAGGAACTTGAAATGAATAACTATATGAAAACACTTGCTATCGCTGGTATTGCCTTATCACTTGGTGCCTGTCAGGCAACCACCATGGGTAAGATGGGTGGTGGTATTCTTGGTGCTGGATTGGGTGCACTTGGTGGCAATCAATTTGGTAAGGGGCAAGGTAAGGTGCTTGCCACTGCTGCTGGTGCTTTGTTAGGTGCTGGCGGTGGTGCTTTTGTCGGCAACTCATTAGCAATGCCCTATGAGAACCGCACGGCTATCAATGGCAACACTATGCGTATTGGTCGTAACGGTCAACGGATTACTGAAAATAGTTATCGGATTGACATGAACGGTCAGCGGATTGATGATGCTCAAGTCAGCAATCAACGCCGCCATAACTACGATGGCACACCAGTCATCGTGAATCAGGGTGGTGGGCAGGCTCATTCAAACTCACCATCTATCAGTAACTATGGTTGCACTGTTCGTAACAACTATGTTATTTGCAACTCTAACTAACTTTGCTATGCGTTGATTGCATACCTGAGTTAGAAAAATAGCGAAACAATATTTCGTTATTCTAGTCTAAATAATAGTGAGCAAAGAGCGTTTCTTTGCTCATTTTTATGACACGCCTAATGGGTGTCAGATATACTTAACCTTGCTTAACAGGAGGAACAAGCAATGACTAAACATTTTTTCAACATCACAGATTTCCCTATGTTTGTCGGTCTAGATCGGGTCTACGATCAGATGCTGAAGCATTCAGAAGAATTGGGTAAAACTGTGCCTAACTTCCCACCCTATAACATTCGAAAGGTAGACGAAAACAAATACACCGTGGAGATCGCTGTTGCTGGATTTTCAAAGTCTGACATCGAAATCGAAATCGATGGAGACACCCTAAAGATTACTGGTAATTCAAAAGACGATGCCGATAATCTTCTTTATAAAGGTATTGCGAACCGAGGGTTCACTCGGACGTTTAACCTTGCTGATACTATTGAAGTGCAGGATGCCTCACTCGTAAACGGAATGTTAAAAGTTTTCCTAGAGAACATTATTCCTGAGAACAAAAAGCCACGCAAGATGGACATCAAGGAGGCACAAGATGGAACTGATCAAGCAGATCATTAACTATTTCACTTCACCTGCAACGAGCAAGTATCTAGAAGATTCGGTTGACCACGCAGACCTAGACCACAAAATCAAGGAGATGCGTCGTATCCAAAACTATAGAATCAATGTTGCTTTAACGAAAGGATACCTATAATGGATTACCTATCACAATCACCAGACAGCATTTTCTTTATGGGTGTGTTTGGAATGTTTTTTGGGCTAACTGCTATTTCAGTAGTAGCGCATAAATTTTTTCATTGACACCTACCATAGAATATAGTAGTATAGGGGAGTGGGCAACTGCTCCCCTTTTGCTTTGGAGGCAATTATTTTTTATTATACAAACGTGGACAGACTCGGTAACAACATCATGTTCCGGGGCTACAAAGACGGCAAGCGAGTCGAGAAGAAGATTCGGTATGAACCTACCTTTCATGTGACGGGTAAGGGTAACGAAACTTGGAAATCACTGGACGGCACACCAGTCGCTGAGATGAAGCCTGGGACTATGCGTGACTGCAAAGACTTCCTGGAGAAGTATGATGGTGTGCAGGGGTTTAATGTCTATGGCACAACCAACTATGTGCATCAGTTCATCAGCGAGATGTTTCCTAAAAATATCAAGTATGACCGTACCAAGATGAATATCTGTACGATTGATATTGAGGTTGCATCCGAAGATGGTTTCCCAGAACCAGCAGAAGCCAAGCACGAAATCATCACCATCACAATCAAAAACAACAACAGCGGTCAGTATCATACCTGGGGTCTATATGAGTTTGACTCCGACAAGTGTGAGCAGTCTGTGCTGTATCGCCAGTGCAAAGATGAGCGAACCATGCTGCTTGACTTTCTTGAATACTGGGGTGACCATACACCTGATATCATCACTGGTTGGTATTCAGACTTCTTTGATATCCCTTACATCGTCAATCGTGTTGCTCGTATCTTTGGTGATGAGATGGTCCAGAGTCTGTCACCATGGCGTAAGGTAGACCAAGACAACAAGATGATTGCTGGTCGTCAACAGATCGGTTATCGTATCATGGGTGTCACTCAACTTGACTACATCGACCTGTTTCGTAAGTTTACACTCAACACTCTGGGTCAGCAGGAGTCTTACAAGCTAGACCATATTGCTAACGTGGTGCTCGGTGAGAAAAAACTAGACTACAGTGAGTATGGTTCGCTTCATATGCTATACAAGCATGACTATCAGAAGTTCGTTGAGTATAACATCAAAGACGTGGAGTTGGTTGACCGTATCGAAGACAAGTTGGGTTTGATTGACTTGGTTCTGACCATGGCATACCGTGCTAAATGTACACTGAAGGATACGCTTGGCACTGTCGGTATCTGGGATGCTATCCTCTACAACGAGTTCAAGAAGCGTAAGATTGTCGTGCCACAAAAGCGTATGTCTGATTACAATACGATTGAAGGTGGTCACGTCAAAGATCCGCAGGTGGGTAGTCACGAGTGGGTTGTATCGTTTGACCTAAACAGTCTGTATCCACACATCATCATGCAGTACAATATGAGTCCTGAAACAGTGGTGAATGACATTCGGTCAGGCACAACGATTGATGAGTTGCTTGACCTTTGTTCTCAAAAGAAAGACGCAGACATTCCAGACGATATGTGTCTGACTGCCACTGGTCAGTTGTTTCGTAATGACGTTGAGGGTATCATCCCACAGATCATTCAAGAGTATTATGATGAGCGTGTGACTATCAAGAAACAGATGCTGGATGCAAAGCAGCGATATGAGAAAGACAAGTCCAAAGCGATTGAGCGTGAGATATCGTTGCTTGACAACAACCAGATGGCTATCAAGATTGCTATGAATTCTTTCTATGGTGCGCTTGCCAACAAATACTTCCGCTACTTTGATGCCCGTGTTGCTGAAGCAATCACCGTGTCTGGTCAGTTCACTATCCGATGGGCAGAGAAGATTCTGAATGAGTATCTAAACAAGATGCTGAAGACCGATATGGACTATGTGATTGCAATCGATACCGACTCTGTGTATCTCAATCTAAGTCCGCTGGTCAAGAGTGTGATGGGTGATGAGACTGACAAAGAGAAAATTGTCAACTTCCTCGACAAAGCAGGTTCACATATCGAAAAGCACCTTGACGCTGGTTACACACAACTTGCATCGTTCATGCAGGCACCACGACAGAAGATGGTGATGGCACGAGAGATTATTGCAGACAAGGCTGTGTGGACTGCCAAGAAGCGATACATCGCACACGTTTGGGATAGTGAGGGTGTTCGGTTCGCTGAACCAAAGATGAAGGTTACAGGTATCGAAGCAGTGCGGTCATCTACTCCACAGGTCTGCCGTGACTTGATTATGGACACCATCAAGAAGATTGTGACCTGCACTGAGACTGAGGTGCAGCAGCATATCGAAGACTTGCGAGTGGAGTATATGAAGTTGCCAGCAGAGGACATCGCATTCCCTCGTGGTGTGTCTGAGATGGAGAAGTGGACTGATGCTTCGTCGTTGTACAAGAAGGGTACACCAATCCACGTTCGTGCTGCGTTGCTGTATAACAAAAGTTTGAATGACAACAAACTTGGTAGTCGGTATGAGCGCATTCAGTCAGGTAACAAGATGAAGTTTCTGTACATGACGATGCCTAACCCGATACAGGAAAACGTGTTTGGCTTCGTGAATGTCCTGCCAAAAGAACTTGACTTAGAGCAATATATAGACTACAATAAACAATTCGAGAAAAGTTTTCTTGACCCCATCCAAGTCATTCTAGATGCGATGGGTTGGAATGCTGAGAAACAAAATAACTTGGAGGATTTCTTTGGTTGAACTACCAGATAAAAAGTATAGTGTGATATATGCCGATCCACCCTGGTACTTCAAAAACTTTTCTGCGAAAGGTGAAGACAGGAATCCTAATCAGCATTATAACTGTATGTCTATAGATGATATCTGTAACTTACCTATCGGTAATCTAGCAGATAAGGACTGCACACTTCTAATGTGGGTAGTTGACCCTCTATTGCAAGAGGCATTCAAAGTAATCGAAGCGTGGGGGTTCAAATATAAAACAGTAGGATTTACCTGGGCAAAGACGAATAAAACATCTCTCGGTTTCTTTACTGGGCTTGGTTATTGGACACGAAGTAATCCAGAAATGTGTTTGCTTGCTACTAAGGGTAAACCAAAAAGAAAGTCTAAGTCAGTAAGACAGTTAGTCGTTGATAATAGAAGAGAGCATAGTAGAAAACCAGACAATATGTATAACTATATTGAAGAATTATTAGACGGACCATATATTGAATTGTTTGCTCGCAACACGCATCTTGGTTGGGATAGTTGGGGCAATGAAACTACAAAGCATGACGGAGAATAGAATGAAGACAGCAATATTGATACCTGCTCGTATTGAGAGTAAGAGATTTCCACGCAAGATGCTATCTATGTTGGGTGACGAAACACTTATTCAGCGTGTCTACCGCAAGTGTGAAGAGACAGGAATTCCCACATTCGTATTGACAGACTCGCTAGAGATTGTTGACCACATGCCTAAAGCCAAAGCATTTCTTACAGAGGATGCTGAGAATGGTACTGACCGTTGCTGCTGGTATGTCAACAACGTGTTTCAGTCTTATGATCGTATCATCAACGTACAGGGTGATATGCCAGACATTACAC